ATGGTTGAATAAAGGAACTGACCTATTCAACAAAGCAAAAGCAAAACTTGCTACAGGGGAAACAACAATGGCTAAAATAAAAGCAGCATTCAAGGTATCTAAAGAAGTAGAAACATTACTAAATTCTAAAAACTAAAAAAATGAAAACAATTGAAGAATTAAGTAAGGATTTATTAATTAAACAATTTAATGAATTTAAAGTAGAAACATTTGAAGATTTACAAAACATTGTAAATTATTTAAAAATAAAAATGGATGCTATAAAAAATCCATTTTTAGAAAAAGGTATTGATGATTTAGGATTATCAGTTAGGGCATATAATTGTTTAATGGTTTATTTACAAAGGAATGAATTATATGATAGAATAAAGGAAACTCCTAAAGTAAAGCATATTGTAAATATTTCTTTAGATGATTTTAAGAAAATAAGAAATGTTGGACACAAAAGTATTTTAGAAATACAATATTGCTTAAATGAACACGGATACGATTTTAAATCTTAAAAACTAAAACAATGTTACCACAAATTAGTGCAGGACTAACAAAGAACCAAATTAAAATCATTGCTCAAAACTCCATCAACGAACTGATGGATTCAGGCAGAATCCTGGAAGCAGCCGAAGCACTTTCAATAATGGAAAAGTTCATTGAAGAAGTAAGAAGTTCAAAAGCATTTACCGATTATGTAAGGGATGAAGTAAGCAAGAACGGAAAGGAAATAACCAATTCTTCAGGTGCAAAGATTGAACTTTCAGAAGCAGGTGTTAAGTACGATTTCAGTAATTGCAATGACCCTTTGCTTCCGCAATTAGAAGCAAGGTTTGAAACTGCAAAAGCAATGCTTGATGAAAGAAAGAAGTATCTTAAAGCAGTTCCTTATTCAGGTGTTGAAGTTCTGATAGAAGATGAATTGGTTAAGATATTCCCACCGAGCAAAACAAGTTCTTCAACCTATAAAATCACTTTAGCGAAATGAGATACTCAACAGATACTTACGAGATAGTTTTTGATGTAATTGCTAACATAACTGATAATTCAGTAATTGCAACACGAACCGAAGAATGTCACGGCTACCATACCTTTGAAGATGTTAAAACTGAATACATCGTTAATAGGGTTTACATAAGTGTAGGAAGTGAATATATTGACATAACCGATAGGTTAACGGATGCTGAAAAAGAATTAATAACCGAAAATCAAAATCTATGAAAGGAACAATTAAAACAATAGACGGCAATTTATTTTGTGTTTGTCTTATAGAAGGTTGGGAAACATTTTATCCTTTGCATCCTACTAACGTAGCTGAAGAAGGAATGGAAGTAGATTTTGAGTTAGTAGATGAATTTACGCACCCACATTTATTTAGAGGTGTTGGTTGGGGTGATGGTTCTGCTCACGCAAATATTATTAACTATTATCTTTAAACAATGATTTGGCTAAACTTTAGTACCTGGTACAAATACAAAATCAAAAGAACTAAAAACTATGTTTGGTATTGGGAACGCTTCTACAAGAATGGTCATTTATGGACACCTTTAATAATCCTTAAAATCAAAAAATTATGAAATTTTATTTAGCAGTTGAAAATGGAATGTGCATAAATTATATTAATTTGCACAACTCACAAACTATGAGGTTAAGAGATACACCTTTAACTAATTATTCATTAAGGTTTGAAAGTATTTTTTATGTAGAGAAAGATGTTCCTAAATTAAAGGCACTTCATCCTGCAGCAGAGATAATGAAATTTAATAGCCATTATCATTTAAACGTTTACAAAAATGCTATGGAACTATCTTAAAAATGATGTTGTCGGTTCTTATAGTAAAATCATTTACGGAGAACAAGGGGACAAGGTAGCTATTATAGGCAGGTTAAATGAGATGCTTAAAGTCCTGCACGAAAACGGACAAGTATTCTTTATCAAAGAAGATGGAATTTCAATAGATTATATAACCAAAAAACAAAACAATGGAACAAACAATGGAACAACAACAAAATCAAAATCAAGAAGTAAAAGAATTTAAGCCTAAACCTTGGTTAAAGAAACCTGAAGAAGAAAAGAAAGTTCAGGGTTACTATTATGTAAAAGCCAAGTTCAAAAAGATTGCTCACGAAGAAATAGAAAAACTAACTCAACAATGGAAATAAAAGAACGCAACAAAACAATAGTTGAACTTTATGATTTAGGAGTTAGTTATGAAGATATAGGTAAAAGATTCAACTTAAAAGCGAATAGCGTTTGTGATATTATTATAAAAGTAAAATCTAAATACTTTGCACCTGGAATCTTTAACGTTCACGATTATGATTGTTGGATAATGCCTACAAAAAAATCTTATGAATTTAACAACTAAAGACAAAGTAAAAAGCCTTTTAATCAACTACCCACATTTAAGGGATTCAGATGAAAGATTAATAGCTACCTATTGGATGAAAGAAGCAGGAAGTAAAGATGCTTTGGATAATATGACTGCAACTAAATTCCTTTTAAATTTCGTAGAAGGTGCTTACACAAGTCCTGAATCCATCCGCAGAATGAGGCAAAAGATTCAAGAACAAGATGAATCATTAAGGGGTAAATCCTATCAAAAAAGACAAAAATTAGAACAAGATGTTAGAAGCAAAATTAGAAGTTTGTAATCCGTGTGTTGAGCATCCTTCTTACTTTAAAATCAATCCTATAAGTAAGCGTTTAAATTCAAATGAAATATTGGAATCTATTTCTAAATTCTTTGAAATACCTGTGAATGAAATAGTAGGTAAGAAAAGGACTGCTAAAATAGCTGAAGCAAGAATGGTTGCTGCCTATGTTTTAAGAAAGGACAGATATTTAAGTTTAGGCTTAAAGCATATTGGAAATATTTTAGGTGGCAAAGACCATACTTCAGTAATGCACCACGTTAAAAGAATTGGTGAATTGATTGACATTGAGCCTGAATTTAGAGTTAAGATTAAGGAAGTATTCCTGGAAACCTACGGAAGTACAACTTATTTTTACGATTGATTTTTTCCCTATTGAAAATTGATTTATATTTGTTCAACGATTTGTAAATGAAGAGCGAACCATTTACAAATTTATTTTAGAGAAATCTAAATAAATGCCCTGCAGTTCGCTCCTGTGGGGCTATTTTATTTTATGGCAATAGAAAAAAGATATTATGATTCAGAAGCAGATTATCCCCATTATTTAAGTTTTTTTCATACTTGTGATAATAAAATAAGAATTATTATTGAAGATAAATCAACTGGATTTTTCGTTGAATTAGAAGGAGATGAATTAAAAGAGTTAATACAAGACCTTAACTTTATTCTTAAAGATATAAATGATTCAGAAAATGAGTTACATTAAATTAGATAGGGATTTGCTTTATAGTTACTGCTTCGCTAATCCTAATCATTTAAAAATTTGGATTTGGTTATTGATTAAAGCTAACTTCAAGAATGCTTTTATTCCTATTAATTTAGGTAAAGGATATAAGACAATAGAGGTTAAAAGAGGTCAATTAATCTATGGTAGAAACAAGGCAGAAGATGAACTTGGATTGAATGGAAGTTTAATTGATAGGACTTTAAAAGAATTTGAGAATTTAGGGCAAATTAAACGTGAAGTTAGCAGCCATTATTCAGTCATAACTATTTGTAATTATGATAGTTATCAAAGCAAATCGGATGAACTTGAACAGGCTATGAACAACCAATGCGCAACAAATGAACAACCAATGAACAACACTTGCACAACAAATGAACAACACGTGAACATATATAAAGAAGAATTAGAAGAAAAAGAAAGTAAAGAAGAAAGAGAAGTTAGTAGTGCGATTTCTTTAAAAAATTCAAATTTGTTTAGGAAACCTAAAGTTCCAAGCCTGGAAGAAGTTCAAATGAATTTTATTAGTTGTGGTGGAAATAAAGAAATGGCTGAAGCATTTTTCAACAAGCATAGTGCAGTTGATTGGTTTATGAAAGGTTCACCGATAACAAACTATAAAACTTTAATTCCTAATTTTATTAAAATCTTTAACGAAAATGAATCAAAATCTAATAAAACAAGACAACAAACAACTAACGACTCACTTGAGTATATCACAAACAAAGGTGCTGAACTCTATGCCAAGCTATATGGCTCCGATTCTCAAAGCTAAAGAAACAGGTGTTCCATTCCGTAAAATGTCAAATGATGAACTTTTGCTTTCTGCTTATTCGCTAATCGTAAAAATGAATGTTATTACAGGTTGGGCAATTTTGGACAAAAAACTCCTGGACATTTTCGCTGAACAACTTTCTTTAAAACTTTCAGAAACTTATTCTTTCCTAAACCAAAATGAAATAGAATACGCTTTCAGAACTTATTCAGTTAATGATTGGGGTAAGAACTTCAACCTAAACGCTTTAGACGAGGTTTTAAAGCCGTATCTTACTTTAAGAAGGGAATTACACGTTAACGAATCAAAAGCCGAAATTCTGCTTACTATGGCTTCTAAAGAAATATCACAAAAAGAAATGATGCAAGATGTAGAAGAATACCTTACTAAAGATACTTTAGAAGTTAATTTAATACCTATCTATATTTATGATTATGCTGAAAAGTTAGGGTTGATAAATTTAAGCAGGGATGAAAAGATAGCAATTTACGAAGAAGCCAAAAGTTTTAGACAAAGGGAATTATGCAACTCTGCAAAATCTAACCGAATAGACGACATTATGGCGAACAATATCTTTTTTGAAATGGTCAAAAAGAATGAAATTACTGATGAAGAAAAGTTTAGGTTGCAGAATCTTTCAAAAAAATTAGCATTTAAAAAGTATTATGAAAGCAAAAAAAATAGACCTTCCGAAGTTAAAAAAGAAAGCACAAGAAACATTCAATAAATGGATTCGTGAAAGGGATAAGAATTTAGGTTGCATTTCTTGTGGTTCAAATGTTGACCACGCAGGACATTACTTTAGTGCAGGGCATTATTCACTACTGACATTTGACGAAACTAATGTTAATGGCCAATGCTTAAGATGTAACAACTTCTTACACGGAAACTTGATTCATTACCGAATGGGATTGGTTGAAAGATACGGAGATAAAAAAGTAATTGAATTAGAGAATCAAAGCAGGAATAAAATTAAAAAATGGGATAGGGTGGAACTTGAAGACATAATAACAAAATACAAATTATGAAAGTATTAATAGCTTGTGAAGAAAGCCAAGCAGTTTGTAAGGAATTTAGAAAGTTAGGACACGAATCTTATTCTTGTGATATTTTAGATTGTTCAGGTGGGCATCCTGAATGGCATATAAAAGAAGATATTTTTAAAGTAATTGAAGGATGGCAAAAAGTAATTTATTTATGTGATTGTATTTTTGAAGAATGGGATGAAGATAATGAAATGGCTATTTGTCCAAATTGTTTAATTGATTTTTCAGAATGTGATTGTCCTGGATGTATGCAAGAAGATGAATTTGAATATAAAGAATTTGATGATGTATTATATGCTAAAAGATTAGATTTTAAAAATTGGGATTTAATGATAGCTTTTCCACCTTGCACACATTTAACTATTAGTGGTGCTCAACATTTTGAAAAGAAAAAATTAGACGGAAGGCAACAACAAGGTATTGATTTTTTTATGGCTATTATTAATGCTCCTATAGATAAAATAGCAGTTGAAAATCCTATAGGAATAATGAGTTCAGAATATAGAAAACCTGACCAAATTATTCAACCTTACTTTTTTGGTGACCCATTTCAGAAAACAACTTGCTTATGGCTTAAAAATTTACCTAAATTAGTTTACAATCTAACTCCAAATTTGTTTGAATCTGAAGTAACAGGAACAAATGACAAAGGAGAATTTATAGAAATTAAAGACAAGAAAACAGGAAGGATTAAAAAACAACCAATGTGGTATTACGAAGCATTTAAAAATGCTAAAACAAAAGAAGAAAGAAGTATTTTAAGAAGTAAGACATTTCCTGGAATTGCTAAAGCTATGGCAAATCAATGGGGTAATTTGTAGGTATCAAATAAAAATATAAATTTGTTAGGAATTACTTTTGAATTGACAAACTGCCAAAAATATATTTTAGAAATTTATGAATCTAAAAGGGTAAAGGAAATCCTTTCAAAAATCTATCCGCAAGATTTACGAGATGACTTGCATCAAGAATTAGCAGTTACGCTTTTAAGTATGGATTGTAAGAAGATAGTTAACCTGAATTTCAGAAATGAACTATTAAGCTATTCAATTAAAACGCTTTGGTTAATGGCTACATCTTCAACAAGTCCTTTTTATTACAAGTACAAAAAAAATGATATTGACAAAGCGGTTAAGTATTTAGAATATCTACAAGCTAAAGCATTAGGTAGCAGAGAATCAACTTTGGCACAAAGGATTTTAGCAGACAAACTTCAACGTTCAGCAAATGATGCACACGAAGCTATTATATTTCAAAAGTACATTGAATTAAATTCCTGTGTTGAAGTTGCTAAATACTTTAAGATTCCTAAAAGCCACATTTACAAAGTCGTAAATAATTGTAAAGCAGAATTAAAAAAAGCAATCAATGATAGTTAACATTTTAGCAGGGTTCTTCTTTGCTTATTACTTTGTGAACATTGCAAGGATCCCTGGTGCAATAAAGAAAGGATTCGGATTGATGCCACACAATAGGCTAAAGCCATTTGATTGCGTAACTTGTCTTTCAGTTTGGTGTTCAGTTGTAATGTATTTTTTACCAACTCAATTAGTGGAGTTTATTTGCATCATATTTGCAGCAGGTTTTTTAGGAAGTAAAATAAAATAATGGAAACGATAATTTATTTTGCCGTTGGTTATATTTCAGGCACTTTAATAACTTTAATTTTAAGTAAAAAGAAATGATAAAGATTAGCGAAATATTAGACAAGATGCTTATTGAATTTAAAGAATCCGATAACACGGAATTTTTAATGTCTGAAGCAAATGTTTTAAAACTATCTGAAGAACTTGGAGTTCCTGATTCTTTAGTAATTGATTACAAAGGAATGGTAGTAACTGCAATGGAAGGGTGCGATGAATTTAAAATCTATCTACGATGAAAATATTAGGATTAGGGCATAGAATGTCAGGGGTTACCTTTCACCGAATAACACTTCCTTTAGCTTATATGAATGGAGTCAAAGGAATGGTTACTGACCTGCCAACTATTGAAATGATGAATGAAGGATGGGATATAGTTCTATTCAATAGGCATTGTGCTTTAGATAACGATTGGAACGATGTTAGAGGAATAGGTGCTAAAATAGTAATGGATTTAGATGATGATTGGATTCTACCACCTAACCATATGAACTACGAAGCATATTTAGAAAAGAAACCTGTAATAGAAAACAATCTTCGTGAAGCAGATTTAATAACTACAACTAATGAAACCCTTGCTGAAAAAATTTATCCGTTCAATAAGAACGTACTTATTATTCCAAATGCTTTACCTTACGGACACCACCAATTCACTACGGAGAAAAAAGAAGATGAAAGAGTAAGAATATTTTGGGCAGGTGGTTGCACACACGAACACGACCTGGAGATATTGAGAAACCCTTTACAAAGGTTGACAACTTTCAGCGACAAAATTAAAATGGTTATAGGTGGCTATACTGATTCAGACCCACATTCAAAATATGTTTGGGATAGAATGTTTAACTCATTAACTGCTAATAAGAGATTACCTTATATGAAGTTGAGTTCTTTAGAACCGATAAACTATATGCAGCTTTATGAATACGCTGATATTATGTTAGTTCCTTTAGAGAAATCAGAATGGCATTCTTGTAAGTCAAACATAAAGATATTAGAAGCAGCGACTAAAAAAGTTCCTGTCATTTGCTCTAATGTAGAACCATATGCAAGGGATAAAGACGCACCTGTTTTTTGGGTGAATAGTCAAAAGGATTGGTTCGTGCATTTAAAAGATTTAATTTTGAATCCAAATAAAAGAATAGATTATGGAGAAAAACTCTACGAGTGGGCAAAAGAAAACTACGACCTTATCAAAGTCAACGAAGGAAGAAAAGCCGCATTTGAAAATCTTATCAAAGCATAAACACTACTACGATTTCTATATGAGAAACGGAGAGGTTGTAAACTTTTGGCATAGCGTTCAGGATGAAATCTTAAATGCTTATAGGGTTGAATTTCCTAATTATACCTACCAAAGAACTTGTCCTGCTTGTGTAGCTGAATTTTTACACAGGGTTTATTCTTGGTACAACACACAAATACAATGAACGAATTTTTCCATTCAGGTGCAACAGGGGATATAATCTTTTCACTACCTACTATTAAAGCAATGGGTGGTGGTAAGTTATACATTAGCAACTTTGACAAACAAAGAAGCGAATCAGTAAAGAAATTAATTGAAGTGCAACCTTACATTTCTGAAGTAGTAATTATGGATGGTCACGCACCTGGCTACGATTTAAACCGATTCCGTGACTACGCAGGGCATCATTCTAATTTAGTAGAAGCACACTTCAAAGGACTTCAGCAACCTATTAACCCAAATTGGAAAGAAGGTTGGTTAACTTTACCTGAACCTAACTTTGAATTATTCCCAACAAAAAAGTATTCAGTAATTAACAGGACGAATAGATATGCAGACCCTACTTTTAATTGGGCAAACGAAGTAGAATATCTTAAAACTATTTCTGATGAAGTTTACTTTTTAGGTTACTTTCAAGAATGGCAGGAATTTAATAACACTTTTGGAACTAACATAAATTTTGTAGATTTAGATTTTTTAGAAGGTGCTTACTTTATTAAGAACGCAGTAATGTTTTCAGGCTGCTATTCTGCTTGGTCAACTATTGCTATGGGATTAGGGTTAAGTTATAGATTAGAACAAGCACCTGGACATACCTGTTCAACATTATTTGCTCCACGTGAAACTATTATAAATGTATAGTCAAGAAAAACAAGACGAGTTCGTTCTACATATGATGAACGGAAAAGTAGGTGAATATTTAGAAGTAGGTGCTTCGCATCCTATTGACATAAATAATACTTTCCTATTAGAGCAACACGGATGGACAGGGTTAAGTATAGACATTGACGATTCCTGCAAACAAATATGGGCAGAGAAACGAAAGAATCCTTTAATTATTGCAGATGCTTTAACCTTTGATTATCCACAAAAGGAAAGAATAGATTATCTTCAAATAGATGTTGACCCTTCAGAAGTAAGTTTCAAAGCACTTATTCAGGTACTTAAAAGCAAGACAAGATTCTCAATAATAACCTACGAAACGGATGCATACGCAGATATGACCTATGTTCAACCAAGTAGGCAACTTCTACAAAGCAAAGGTTACAAACTTATTTATCCTGATGTTCTTTGTGGCTTCGGTCCATTTGAAGATTGGTATATTGATGAATCAGTAATTAATGCAGAACTTTTTAAAACATTTAAATGAAACTAAACCAAATCAAAAGCAATCCTAATAATCCAAGAATTATTAAGGATGAAAAGTTTAAAAAACTTTGCGAATCAATTAAGGCACTTCCTAAAATGATGGAGTTAAGACCTATTGTTGTAGATGAAAACTTTATTGTTCAGGGTGGCAATATGCGACTAAAAGCATTGAACGAATTAGGGTTTAAAGAAATTCCTGATACTTGGGTTAAACAGGCTAAAGATTTTACTCAAGAAGAACTTAAAGAATTTATCATTAAAGATAATGTTGGATTTGGTGAGTGGGATTGGGATGACCTGGCTAATAATTGGGATGTTGAAAAGTTAGAAGAATGGGGTTTAGATATTCCTAATTTTAATATCCCTATTGAAGAGCCTGAAATAGATAAGGACATGTTATCAGAAGCTATGGACACATATATAAATAATACGATAAAACAAATTGTTTTGTATTTTGAAACTGAAAAATATATTGAAATATTAAACAATCTAAATAAAATATCTGAAAATGAAGGACTTGCTGATAATTCAGAAGTTGTTGATTTTTTAATAGAAAAACATTTAAAATGAATATAGTTGTAGCAATACCTACAAAATCAAGATTTAATACAAAAACATATAAACTTTTTGAAGAAGTAGGAATAAAGACATTCCATTTTATTGAGCCAAATGAAATTGAAAAATATAATGTTCCTAATAAAATAAATATTGAAAAAAATAATAATGGCATTGCCTATGTTAGGAATTTCATATTAAAATGGTCTAAAGAAAATGATTTTGAAAGAGTAATTATATGTGATGATGATGTTACTTCTTTTGGAATATATAATGGTAAAACAATTAAAAAAAATGCTTCAATATGGATTGATATATATAATAAAGTCAAAGACCTGCCTTTTGAAATTATAGGAATAAATTATATTCAACATGCATGGCATGAAAAAACTTCATATTCTATAAATAAAAAATTTGCTGAAGTATGTATAATGATTAATGCAAAAAAAATATCCTGGGATTATAGACCTGAATTCAATCTTAAAGAAGATAGAGATTTTTCATTACAAACTATTAAATATGGGAATGGAATATTAAGATATAATCATTATTGGTTTTCCTGTCCAAATGTTGGTAGCAATTTAGGTGGACTTCAAGATGAATATAAAGCTAAAAAAGATGAATTGTCTTCCAAAAAAATGTGTTTAGAATGGAGTCCATTTATAACATTAAACAAAAAAGGAGATAGAATAGATATGAAAACTGATATAAAAAAATTTGCTGAGTATTATAAAAAAACTGTAAAATGAAAATAATAGAAATAAAACCAAAAGAAATTGATATTAATTCATTTAAAAAAAGAACTGCATTAGATTCAGATGCAGAAATATTGATTAATGAAGATACAATAATAACAACAAATGGTCAGCCTGTCATTATGTATTGCAAATTAAAAGAAAACTTAAATAATTTAAGATGGGCAGTAAATAATATTAAATATAGTCAAGGTAAAAGAGCACGAGGTTTAATACATCAAAGTGCAGTTTTTGGATATAAACCAAAAGTTCCAATGAGACAAGATTTTTGTTCTGCTACTTCTATGTCAAGAAATCATGCTAAAGAGCATTTTATAATAACTGAATTTGCTAAAAATCTTACCGAATATTATAAATCTTCATTCCCTGAAGTATTTTCAAAGCATATAAATATTGTTCAAGAAAAAATTAAAAATGAATGGGTTATTAAAGGAACACCATTTACTTCAGGAATTATTAACAAAGATAATGCACTAAAATATCATTTTGATGCAGGAAATTTTAAAGGAGTTTTATCAAATATGGTAGCATTTAAAAAAAATATGAACGGTGGAAAATTAGTTATACCTGCATACAATATTAAACTGGAAATTGAAGATGGTTCACTATCAGTTTTTGATGGACAATCAATTTTGCATGGAGTAACTCCATTTGAAAAAAAATCATCAGATGCATATAGATATACTATTGTATATTATTCTTTAGAGCAAATGTGGAAATGTGAAACAATATCAAATGAATTAATCAGAATAAGATCAAAGAAAAAAGAAAGAGAATTTAAAAGATTAGATAATGAACATTTAGAATATTTAAAAAAAGAGCATATTGCATTATTATCGCATTCTAATAAAGAATATATGGCTCATTTTGATAATAAAAAAGATAAATAAAAGCACAATAAATGCACAATGGCAAAAAAAGACATTGAAAAATATCAAATTCAAAAAGGTCAGGTTCTTAATCCTAATGGCAGACCAAAAAAATATGTTACGCTTATAAAAGAAAGCGGTTACAAGCTATCGGAAATAAACGATACTATTCAGGTAATGATGTCAATGGATTTGCAGGAATTGAAAGAAGTTTATGATAATCCTAAAGCTACTATCCTGGAAAAGACAATAGCAAATGCTATGAGGAAAAGCCTTGAAAAAGGTTCTTTGTATTCTATTGATACTTTGCTAACAAGGGTTTATGGAAAGCCAAAAGAAACGGCTCACGTTACAACTGATAATAAAATAGAAGTAGTATTTGTAAAAGGCAAAACAATTTTATAATGTGGAATCCTTCAGATGGTCCTGAAAGCGAAGATGAAATTTAGGTATAGGTTAATTCAATGAAAGAACGGCTATCGTTATAGCTGAATGGGTGAATGAAAAGCAACCCACCTATACTATTTAATCTAAAATATTAACCCTTGAGAATAGAACTTTCCGAACCACACAATAACCAACAAGCAATCCTTGATAGTTCTGCAAGGTTCAGAGTGGTTATGTGTGGGAGAAGGTTCGGTAAATCTGAATTAAGCCAAATAGAAATTATTACTAACGGCTTGATGGGTAAGAACGTGGCTTATATTACGCCTACCTACAAACTCGCTAAAACATTCTTTGAGAAACTTACACAGGTTGTTCCCTTTGAAAATAACAAGTCCGACCTAATAATGAACTTTCCTAATGGTGGTTCGGTAGAGTTCTTCACAGGGGAAAGATTAGATAATTTAAGAGGTAGAAAGTTTCACTTTGTTGTAATAGATGAAGCATCATTCATTCCTAACTTGGAAGATGGTTGGCTCAATTCAATAAGACCTACCTTAACGGATTACAAAGGAAAGGCACTATTCGTTTCTACTCCTAAAGGAAAGAACTATTTCTATTCCTTATTTATGAATCAGGGAAAGGAATGGGAATCTTTTAAATTCAGTACATACGATAACCCTTACATTGACAAAGGCGAAATTGATGAAGCAAGAAATCAGTTACCTATTGCCGTCTTTGAACAGGAATATATGGCTAATCCTATGGAGAACGCTGCCAATCCATTCGGAAGCCAACAAATAAACGATTGTGTAAAACCACTATCAAACCTACCTACTGCTTACTATGGAATAGACCTTGCTAAATCATTTGACTATTCAGTTATAATCGGACTTGACAAGAACGGGGATGTTAGTTACTTTGATAGGTTTCAAAAGGATTGGAAGCAGACAAGGGAAACGATTTTAAATTTAGACCGGAATAAGCCTGTCTTTATTGATAGTACAGGTGTAGGTGATGCAATTACTGAAGACCTGCAAAAGCACTTTAATTCAATGTCAGGGTTTAAATATACTGCACAATCAAAGCAGCAATTAATGGAACTTCTTGCATCTAAAATACATCAAAAAGAAGTAGGTTATCCTGAAGGGCTAATTAAAGATGAATTAGAAATCTTTGAATATCAGTTCACTTCAAGCGGTGTAAAGTATAACGCACCTTCAGGGTTTCACGATGACTGCGTTAACGCTTTAGCTTTAGCGGTTAAGTGTAGAAACGATAATCGGTTGACAGGGGTTTATAGATATATTTAATTAACATCTAAACATTCACCAAAATTTATATCATATATTATGAGGTTAAGCATTAAGCAATTCCAAGACATTCTTGAAGTAAACAAAATGAGCATTGATGACCTGGAGAAGTCAATTTTCTTTGTTATGATTCTAACAGGGAAAACTGAATTTGAAGTTAATAAGATGTCTGTTAAGCGTTTCAACAAGCTATGTAAAAGGGTTTTAGATGAGTTTGAAATAATGGCTAAAGGATTAAGTGACCAAAAGCCTACGAACTTGATTAAAGCGAATGGCACTTGGTATTGGTTAGATTACGATATTAAGAAGATGAACGCAGGGCAATACGTAGAAACTGCTACATTCGGACTTGATTTGTTAACTAACCTTCACAAGTTGTTGGCTACAATGGCAACACCTATGAAATGGTCCTGGAAAGGATTGAAAAAGGTAAAAGAGAAAGATCACGAAAAGGTCGCTGAAGATATGCTTGAAGCAGAATTTAGGCATTGTTACCACGCAGCGGTTTTTTTTTACGCAGTTTTCAAGGAATCAATTCTGAATTTAAGTCCTTATTTGGAAAGTCAGACGGAGAAGAAGGAGGAACTGAAGGAAGCAATGATTGGTTTCAGCAAAATTTCGGATGGTTCTATAATGCCAAAATGGTTTCAGAATTTGAAAATATCAGTTTAGGCGAAGTTTGGGAATTGCCACCAATGCAGTTTCTAAATGATTTAACCTATATAAAATATAAAAACGATTGGGATGCCGAAGTCATTCGCAAAAGCACAAGCAGGCGCACTTAATAGGTTAGGCGGTCAAGACAGGGAACAATTTGTTCCTTTTGTTGCTCAAAGTATATTAGAGCAATACGGACAAGATTTTAAGATTCTTCTTGAAGCCTATATTAAATCAAGAAAGGTTTCTTCTACAGGAGCATTAGCTGATAATATTTATCCTTCAGTTAGTGAAGATGGGAATAAGTTGATAGTTACAATGTTAGATTATTTTGATTTTCCTAACGAAGGTGTAAGAGGTGTAAAAGGAACAAAGAATGGTGTAGGTAGTCCTTATAAGTTTAAGAACTACGGAATGAATGCAGAAGGTAGGGCATCCATTAAAAGATATATTTTAGACGGCAAAGCAAAGGTTTCAAATGTTAAAGAACCTGTTGGTTTAGAAAGAAAGAACAAAAAGAAATCTTTAATAGATAGACAAGTTGATAACTTAATTTATATGATTAAGAGATATGGTATAAAACGAACTGAATATTTCAACGATGCTTTTGAAGAAGCGTTTAAAGATATTGATGTAGTAATTGGCGAAGCATTAGGAATAGACATAGCAATGAACATACAAACAATAAGCAGTAAAAAAGTAAAGTAATGGCGATTAGTAGTTTAATAAATCCTTCAGGGAAGCCAAGCGTTCAGGATAATCTTTGGCATATAGCGACAAGCGACAATTCCGGACAGGTTGATTTCAAATATGTTTTTGATGTCTATAATGGCAACACGCAATTAATTAGGGCAAAAGTGTTTCCAAGTCCTGACAATGGTAAGGGATATTTTGACGCAGGACCAATAGTAAGGAATGAAATTAATTACCAATGGTTTAATCCTGATGGGCAATTCTTTTCTTATTCACCTGATTTAGATGGTGAAATAGGGCAAGTGTATAACGTAAGAGTTGGTGAGGATTTTTCAGGACTTACTACACTTAACCTGGCTTCAGGTTTTGTAAGTGGATATAACTTCGTTCCACCTGTATTTAAAAGAAGGATGTTTGACTTTACTGCTAAAAACAATAAAAGTTTAACTGATAGGTTTTTAAGTATGGATTCAAACTTCGGTGAAGATTTATATTTCCCTTTACATTCAAGTTTAGAAACTAAACTATCAGTAACAAGATACATAGGTGCTTCTGCATCAACTTCAAGCGTTTATACATTTACACCTTCATATCAGCAATTAAATATTGGTCCTGATGCAGTCAATGTTTTATTAGATGACATTGCAGCATTCTTAATAAATTCAAGTACTACGAGATATGTAATTACTATTGATATGGGTATCGGTGGAAAATATGATATAAATGTGAATATGGAATGTAACGGAAAGTTTACACCTATTCCTTTGCACTTTATGAACGCTTATGGAATGTATGAAACTGCACGTTTTCAATTAGTCAATAGATTGAGCAAGGAAATAGAACGCAAGACATTTGAGAAACGAGATTATAGCTTCGGTTCTTCTTCAGTAGATTATTTTACTACACACGGAAGTAATAATAAATACATTGAAAGTAAAATCAATTACGGAAGTAAGATTAATTGGAATTACAAGCTAACGATGTACCCACCTACCGATTCGGATTATCAATGGCTTGCACAATTAATTGATAGTCCTATTATTTACGCTGAAATAGATTCAGAATATTATCCGGTAACGATTAAGGAAACTAACTACGAATATAGTAAGCACGATTTTAACGGCTTAAGACCTTTGGAATTAAATATTGAAATGAACCAAAAACGCTACGGCTATAAACGATAATGGTAAGAATATTTATAGAAGGACAGGAATTAGATGTTAACGAAGGATTTAGTCAGCAAATAACCTATGCAGTAGATGACCTTCAAAACCTTGATAGCAAAAGCACGGCTTTTAGCAAGACAATTGTTATACCTGGAACTGCAAATAATAACAAGCTATTCGGAAATATATTTGAGTTTACCAATTCTAACTTTACAGGGGATGGTGCTAACGTAGGTTATAACTTTAATGCTTCTAAAGCAGCGAAGGTAAGGTTAGAAATAAACGGATTGAGTGCGATTAAGGGAGTTTTAAGGTTGCTTACTATTATTCACGATGGCGAGAATATAGAATATGAAGTTGCAATCTTTGGGGAGTTAGGTGGCTTTGTAAATGCTTTAGGCAATAAGAAGTTAGAGGATTTAGATTTTTCAATTTACAATCACAATTACACAATAAAAAGTATTGAAGATAGTTGGAGTGGTGACCTTCAATTAAATACAAGTGGTAACTTTTACAATGGGGATAGAGTCCTTATTGATGTTACAGAATATCAGCAATTTTATATTGGAGATGTTATTACAATAAGTGGAACTGCTTTAAATAATGGGAATTATACTATTGAGAATGTTATTAATGATGAGTACACTATTATAATAGGAACTCCAATAACATTTAAAACACAATTATTAGTATTTAGAGAAAGTGTACAAAACGGAAGTGATGGAAATTTTACAATAACTTATCCTAAAAAAGGTAGAGGTTATTTCTATCCATTAATTGATTATGGTTTAGTAAGTACTAATAAACAAGATTATAATTATTATGCTTTTAGACCTGCTTTTTATGTGCGTCAATATTTAGATAAGATAATACGAGGAGCAGGTTATACTTATGAATCTAATTTCTTTGATAGTGATTTCTTTAAAAGGTTAATTGTTCCACATAATCAAAAGGAAATTTACAATCAGTCAACAACATTTTACGTTCAAACAACAAATTCACTTGCAGTAAATTTTGTAAATAATTCTGCAGGAATAACAAGCAATGCTTTTGTAAGATATACAGGTGTTACAACTAACAATTTTACTTATGTTGATGGTGGTGGTTTTGGTGCATCAAAATTCATTTATACAGGTGCTACTGAAATTACAATTAAAATAAGAGTAAGATATACATACATAGCAACAACAACCAACGGAGGAAATGCACAAGCCGTTATCTATAGTTTTGGTTCAACAATTCAACAATCTGATTTAATACTTGATGGTATTCAAAGAACTGCGACTATAGAAAAAATATTTACTATAAATAATGGTGAAGAAATAAGTTTTGCAGTTAGGTCAACACCAAGTTCATCAAGTGAGGTAAGAATTATTTTAGATACTAATACTTATTTCACAATAACTGCAGAACCTGAAACTTACATTCCTTATACTTTAGGCAATTCTTTAAATTTAAATCATTGTTTACCTGTAAATATTTTTCAAAAAGACTTCTTCACTTCTATTTTGAAGATGTTCTACTTAATGGTTACGGAAGATAAAGAACGTGAAAAGCATTTAATTATTGAACCCTGGGTGGAGTTCTACAATTTAAGTAGAGCAAGTTATTTGGATTGGTCAGACAAGATAGATAGAAGCCAACCTATTAAGATAGTTCCAATGTCTGAAATCAATTCAAGATATTATAACATTAACTACAAACCTGATTCAGATTATTTTAACGAAGATTATAAAAAGAAATATAACGAAGGTTACGGAAATGTAATTTTTGATAACCAATTAGATTTTGCAAAAGATAGTTCAACGACTGAAGTAATATTTTCAGCTACACCTTTGGTAGGTTATGAGGATGAAGATAAAGTCGTTTCAACAATTTTTAAATGGGATGGAACTACAAGTAGTACTGAAGAAAGGGTTTCTTCAAACATTAGGGTTCTTCAAAGTAAATTAATTAGTGGAGTTACAAGTTGGGATATTTTAAATTTAAGTGGAACAACTATAGCTACAAATACCGAATACCCTTACGCAGGTCATTTAGACGACCCTGATGTTCCTGGAAGTGATTTATCCTTCGGAATACCAAAACAACTTTACTTTAATTTGGCTGCAGGTGCTTTAGGTAATAACCTATTTAATACTTACTATTCTTCTTATTTAGCAGAAATAACGGACAAGGATTCACGATTAGTTATTGCTAAAATCAAACTAACCGAACAGGATATTTTTAATCTTGATTTTGGAAGGTTCATTTGGATTGATGGGGTGCTTTATAGATTGAGTAGAATTATAGATTATACGGCAGGGGAAATTTGCACAATAGAATTATTAAGGGTTATTTATACAACCTATCAGACAGGAAGTCCTGCACAAACGGAGTGTATTTTAACTGAAGATTCAATTTGTATAACAACTGAAGATGACAACAATTTAACAATAGAAAATTAAAAATTATGCCTAAAATAAGTGAATTAACAAGTGCTGCTACAATAGTAGGAACTGAAGAACTACCGATAGTTCAAAGCACAACAACAAAGAAAGTAACTGCAGAATCATTACTTACTTTTCCTATTGATGAAATAGATTTAGGAGTTGCTGATTACACGATTACAAAATATGGGATCTATTACATTACTGCAGGTTCAAGTGGATTAACTCCATATCAAATTATTTTACCTGACCCTACAACAATGCCTGGAACACAACTTTTGTTCTTCAATTATGACGATACTAACACGGCACAATTTGAAGCAACCTATCAACCATATAACGAAGCAGGGACTATAAATGCTGATAAGTATATAGAAATTCCAATTAAGAATGCAGTTTTAGTTGTATCGGTTAATGGCTATTGGTCTGCTTTGAGTTTCAGAACAGGTGGTTAATAACATTTAAATTTTAAGAAATGGCAAAACAAGTAATTGCTTTAGAAGCAACATTAAATAGTGGTCCTGCAGAAGGTTCGGTAAAAAGTTTAAAAGCACAATTAAGAGAAGCACAACAAGAAGTGCAGCAAATGTCTGATAAATTCGGACTCACTTCAGACCAAGCACAAAAGGCAGCAAGAAGGGCAGCGGAACTTAAAGACGCAATAGGTGACGCAAAACTTCTTACCGATGCTTTTAATCCTGATGCTAAATTTAAATCTTTTAGTAATGCAATTCAGGGTGTAGTAGGTGGCTTTGCTGCTTTGCAAGGTGCACAGGCTTTATTCGGTTCTGAATCTGAAGACGTAGCAAAAGTTCTTGCTAAAGTTCAGGGTGCTATGGCATTAAGTCAAGGCATTAATTCAGTTCTTGAAGCAAAGGATGCTTTTAAAGTTTTAGGTGGGGTTATAAAAACTAATGTAGTAGGTGCGTTTTCTTCAATGAAAGCAGCAATTGTTTCTACAGGTATAGGTGCTTTGATTGTTGGTATAGGTTTATTGATTGAACAATTTATGGCTATGTCTGACGCTGCAGAAGAAGCAGCAGAAGCACAAAAGAAACTTAATGAACAAACAAAGAAATATGCTGAAAGTGGTTTAAAGGCAGAGTTAGATTATTTAAATAGAAAGGAAAAACTTGAAATAGCAAAAGCGAAATTAGCAGGTAAAACTGAAGAAGAAATCTTTGCAATTCAACAAAGCTATAGAGCATCAAGAATAGGTTCACAAAGTAGAGCATACGAAGAACTAAAAAATATAGATGAAAAAGCAGCGGATGAATTAAAGAATCAAATTGAGAACGCTAATGTAGAAGGACAAGTAGCAGAAATAGAGCATCAAACTAAATTACAAGAAACAAGAAAAAAGGCAGCAGAAGAAAGAAGGCAAAAGCAAAAAGAGGAAAACGATAAAATAAAAGAAGATATTAAGAATGCTAATGCAGAACAAAACAATCTTCAGAAACAACTTCAAGATGAAATAACACTTTCTTTGATAGAGGATGAAAGACAAAGAGAGCAAGTTAAACTTGAAATGGATTTAGAGAAAGCAAAGAAGGATGTTGAAAATAGCAAGGCTTCAACAAAAGAAAAGAACGAAACGATTGCTTTATTAGAGCAACAATATATGGTTAATCTTCGTGAAATGCAAGATAAATTTGCACAAGAAGATAAAGAGAAACAAGATAAAAAGAATGCTGATTTAATTAAGAGTGAGCAAGAATTAAACGATATTATTGAAGGTTTATACAAAGAAAATTTAGAAGACCAAAAGAAAAAAGCAGAAGAAGAAAAGAAAATTGCTGAAGGTGTAGCAATAGCAAAAGTTCAATTTATCAGAGATATTGGAAATGCTACAGGTGCTTTATCTGAATTGGTAGGAAAACAAACTGCAGTAGGTAAAGGTTTAGCCGTAGCACAAGCGACTATAAATACATATCAAGGTGCTACGGAAGTATTAAGAGCTAAAAGTGTATTGCCTGAACCATTAGGAACTATTTCTAAAGTTGTTAACGTAGCAACCATAATAGCTACAGGTTTAAAATCAGTTAAAGGAATTTTATCTACTAAAGTTCCTGGAGGTGGTGGAGGTGGTGGAAATCTACCTTCTTTACCAAGTCCTTCTACAACTGCACCTATTGCACCACAATTAGGACAAACTGCTTTAAATCAACAATTAGTGAATCAAACAGGAAACGCAGCGGTTAGAGCATTTGTTTTAGAAACTGATGTTTCCGGAAACCAAGAAAGAATAAAGAGATTAAATAGAGCAGCAAGGATAAACTAAATTTCACTAACTTTTTATATCTTATTTTATGGAATTACCAATTTACGAGTTAAAGATTAATGAATCATTAAAGGATGAAAGCGAAGTTTCTTACGTGGCTTTAGTGGATGAACCTGCCATTCAAAAGGATTTCGTAGCGTTTAAATTTGTTGAACCTTCTAAAGGCGAAGAAGAAAATGAATTTATTCCACGATGTGTAAAGTATATGGTTGACGAAGGCAAAGAAACTGAACAAGCGGTTGCTATTTGCTATTCTATTTGGGAAGAACATTTCAAGCAGGACTTTCAAGAAAGCTATAACGATTACCCTAAAGCAGCAAGCGAAAACGCAAAGATTGCTTTAAGATGGGCTGAAGAAAACGGATGGGGTGAATGTGGAACACCTGTCGGAAAAGCAAGGGCAAACCAATTGGCGAATGGTGAAGGAATAAGCCGTGAAACTATTGCGAGAATGTCAGCATTTGAAAGGCACAGGGAAAACTCACAAAAGGAATTAGGCGACGGATGTGGAAGGTTGATGTGGTTAGCTTGGGGTGGTGATGAAGGTGTAGAATGGGCAAAAAGAAAATTAGAGCAAATAGATTCTAAAATGATAAAGGCTAATGAATATACTTTAGACATTTACGGATATTCACCTAAAAACTTTGATGTTTGTCCTGGAGCAGTTGCTACATTTAACCATCTTGTTTCAATGAATGTAGGGATAGAAGAACAAGGAATGGTTCGTTCTGCAGCACAAATAGCCGATTCTATTTTTGAGATAGAAAAAAATGTAATAGCCAACAATGTTTCTACACTTAAAGAAGTGCAAGAAGTGGAAATATTAATAGATGACTTTAAGGATTTAATGCACGAAATAGATGAATTAGTAGGGATGCAGCACGATGTAAGTTATATGGATGGGCATTTAGTCAAAGTTAAAAGTTATTTGAAGTTAAAGAATCAGTTAGGCTTTCAAGTTGTTAACGAAGACCAAAGGATAATTTCAGGACCATTAATGATTGCCGATGAATTAATCTATCGTAATAATGACAAGTTCGGTGAACACTACGTAAAGTTTTCTGCAGATACGATAAAGAAGATAGCCATTAAGTTTTCTAAAAAGAAATATCAATCAAACGTGAATTTGATGCACGACCCTAACAATAAGGTAGCAGGGGTTACAATGTTTGAATCTTGGCTAACTGATAAAGAAAGGGGAATCTTACCAATGGCAGGTTTTGAGGATGTAGCAGACGGAAGTTGGTTTGGTTCTTTCTACGTGGAAAATAATGAAGTATGGAACAAGGTTAAAGCAGGTGAGTTCAGGGGTTTTTCAGTAGAGGGTTTATTTGATTACGAAGCACCATTAACCAAAGAAGAAGAAATGCTTAACAAGATTTCTGAACTTTTAAACGCAATTTCTTAACCAAAAATATATCATAGTTTATGACACCAAAAGAAATAGTAGAAAAATTAAGATTAACCTTCAATGAGTTGGTTAATAACGAACCTGCTCCTGTTAAGTTGGCTACTGCTAAATTGATGGATGGAACTGAAGTTGAAGTTACTGAACTTGCCGTAGGTGGTATAGTAACAATACAAGGAGTTCCTGCACCAATAGGCGAACATCAACTTGAAGACGGAACAACTATCGTAGTAGGTGATAACGGAGCAATTACCGAAATCAAACCTGCCGTAGAAGTTGAAGTAGAAGTTGAAGATATGGCTTCAATGTTTAGTGCTTTCCAAACATCAACTAACGAAAAGTTTGCTTCTTATGAGCAAAAGTTTGCTGATTACGAAGCCAAGCTAAACAAAGCAAATTCAATCATTGATGCTTTATTGGATGTAACTAAAACTTTAGCTGAAACTCCAACAGGAACACCTGACCAAGCTATTCAGCAACCAAACAATTTTAAAGACGAAAAAGTAAAATCTTACGCAGGTTTATTCGGTAAGTAATTAATTAACAATTAAAAATTAAATAAAATGGCTTTATCATTTTCAGGTTTGAGTTTATACACTAAACAATTAACTCAACCTTTATTAACATCAGCCGTTATCGGAGCAAAGACACAACAACTTATTCTTGATAATGGTATCGTATTGACAGGCGTTAAAGGACCTGTTGCAATTCCTTTGATGGATACTGACGCAGTATTCGCAACACAATCTTGTTCTTTTGACGCTTCAGGAACTACTTCTTTTTCACAAAGAACAATCGTACCTGGAAAGATTAAAGTAGAGGAGAAAATTTGTCCGAAGGATTTGGAAGCGTACTTCACAATGGAAGCACTTCGTGCTGGTTCAACTTACGAGGACTTTGGTAACGCTGATTTCGCTGCTGCTTATCTTGCAAAGAAGAATGCACGTATTGCTGCACAACTTGAAACTGCTATATGGCAGGGTGATTCAGGGTTAGGAACTGCTAACTTGAATAAGTTCAATGGTCTTTCAAAACTTATTAATGCAGGTTCACCAATAGACGCTAACGTAAGTGGTTTTACAGGTGTAAGTGGTGCTGCTATTGCAACCATTACTGCTTCTAATGTTGTAGCTGCTACTGAAGGTATTTACAAAGCTATCCCTGCTGAAGTTATGGCGAAGGGTGATGTAAGAATCTTCGTAGGTTACGATTGGTTCAGGTTGCTTGTTCTTGCTTATAGAGCATTGAATATGTTCTCTTACAACCCACAAGACGCAAACTTTGAAGGTTTCATTTTGCCTGGAACTAACGTGAAGGTTGAGCCTGTAAATGGTTTGAACGGAACAGGTGACGCATTCGCTATGAGTTTGTCAAATATGTGCATCGCAGTTGACCTTGAAGCAGAAGAAACTAACTACAAATTGTGGTACTCTGAAGATAACAACGATGTACGTTTCCGTGCAGAGTTCAAAGTAGGTGTTGACGTGGCTTTCATTTCAGAGTGTGTTAAGTTTATGTCTGCTATTGCCTAATTTTAAAATAAATTAACTAATCAAAAGGGTGGTGCAAAAAACACCACCTTTTTTTAAAACTTAAATATATGCCGTGTGCTTTAACAAGTGGATACGTTATTGATTGTAGAGAATCAGTAGGCGGAATCCAAGCAATTTGGTTGATTGCAAATGCAGACCTTTATGATGCTTCAGGAAATTCAAGGGTAACGGAATCTTCAGGGACCGTGACTGCTATGACCAAAGCGAGTGGTAAAAGATTTTACAAGTTTGAAGTTCCAAGAGCAACTGCTTCTGCTTCTTCTAACTTAACAGGTTCACAAGAAAATGGAACTATCTTCTTTACGCATCAAGTAATGTTCCCTATCAATTCAAGGAACGCTTCTATCAGAAACATCATTACAACTTTAGCGAAGAATCGTTTAACGTTTGTAACTTTGGATATGGACGGAGTTTATAGAATGTATGGTAAATCGTTTGGTTTGTTCCTTGATTCTACTGAATCAGGAAGCGGAACTGCACCTGGTGATAGACAAGGCTCAATGCTTACTTTCACTTCACAAGAAACTGATGATTTCTTGGTAGTTAGTTCAAGTGTTGCAGCGAATTTAGAAGTTGCAGGTTAATAGTAAATAATAGAAATTTGGAAAGCCGACCGATTAAAAAGTCGGCTTTTTTTAGATTATGATTATACTTACAAAAGGCGAAACAAAGAATATATATTTTACAGGTTCGGAGAGTGCAATTCTTACGAACCCTTATTTTTTGTTTATATTTACAAATAGAATAACGCAGGAAGTGGTAAAGTTTGTTGCTACAAATGAAAGCACCACTTTGCGTTATGATGTTTTTGAACTTGACGTAGACCAATACTTTGAAGATTCTGAAACAGGGTTTTGGACTTATCAAGTTTACGAACAAGCAAGTAGTTCTAACTTAAATCCTACAGGATTAAACGAGGTTGAAAATGGCTATATGTACTTGAATAGTGCTATAACATTTGAGCCTACAACTTATGACGAACAAGATAATTCATTTATAACTTACAATGGATAATTACAAGCACATTGTCTTGGCTTTTGACCAAGCACAACAACCAAAATTTACTGAAAAGAAAAGCAAAGGTTACGTTGAATTTGGAGAATACAATGACTATCCAAAATACTTGCTTTCCTTATATTCAGAATCACCGAAGCACGGAGCAATAATTAAGGGCAAGTGTAACTATATCTACGGCAAAGGTTTTGAAGAACCTGGAACTGCTAATAAGTTTGAATCGTGGAATACACTTCTAAAAAAATGTATTAAGGATGATGAATTATTTAGAGGTTATTATCTTCAGGTAATATGGAATAGAGCAAAGCAAGTAAGCGAAGTTTACCACATTGATTTTGCAAAGGTTAGGGTTAGTAAAGATTTGTTGAAGTTCTACGTTAAGAATGATTGGAATGATTCAAGAGAAAAGACAAGAGAATATGAAGCATTTAATGTAAACAATCCTTACGGAAGTCAAATATTGTACATAAAAGAGTACAACCCATTAAGTGAGGTTTATCCTTATCCTGCTTACTATCAAGGTTTAAATTACATTGAATCAGATGTTAAAGTTTCAAGACACATTTTAGGCAACGCTAATCAAGGATGGGTTGGAACTAAACTTGTGAATCTTAACAATGGAGACCCGATAGGTGAGGAATTCAAAGGTCAAATTGAAAAAGATTTATTGAAGAAGTTTACAGGTAGCGAAGGTAAGCGAGTGGTAATAATGTTCAATAAGTCCAAAGATAACGCTGCAGATATTCTTGATTTAGGAACAACGATGTTGACAAAAGAAGATTTTACGAATGTCAACGGATTAATTCAGCAAGAAGTTTTTGCTTGTCACCAAGTTACAAGTCCGCAGTTATTTGGGATTCAAGGAACTTCTGCATTCAGTAGAAACGAATTGAGGGATGCATACGAAATCTTTAACAACACCTATGTTAATGAAAGGCAACAAGAATTTGAAAATATATTTACACAATTAAGAAATCTTAAAGGCGAACAAGGTGAGTTTGTTATTCAACCTGTAGAACCTTTGAAATTTGAATTTAGCGAAGGCATTGTAGCTGCTAATCTTACACAAAACGAGATTAGGGGATTAATGGGTAGAGAACCTTTGCAATCTAATCAAGTAACCGCAGACGGAGCAAAAGCGGTAATTGAAGAAGTTCCTGTAAAGGCAAACGAAGCAATCAAGAATCTAACAGGTAGACAATATCAAAACGTTATGAGAATAGTTAGGCAATTCGGAAACGGAAAGCTAACTAAAGGACAAGCTACTTTGATGCTTAAAAACGGATTTGGTTTTACGGATGAAGATGTTAATTCATTTTTAGGTATAGACGACGACCCTTTAACCGAAGATGAAATAACTAAATTCTCAATGGACAAGGATGAACTTTTGCTTCAAGAATTTGCTTCCTGTGGTTCGGATAGGGGTTTGTATTCAATAACTGAAACAAGGTCTTTTAATGGCTTTGAAATGGCTTTAAATCAACTTCAAGCCGATGTTCTTTCATTGATTACAAAACAACCATTAATAGCACCTGAAGTTATTGCTGAAACTTTGAACAAGTCGGTTAAAGATGTTCAAGCTACCATTGATGAATTAGTAAGTAATAAAATTATTACCGAAAAAAAAACATTAATCGGAGAAGATGAAGTTGTAAGAAGATATGTTAATAAGCCTGTTAGTGAACTTCCTGGAAAGGATTCTAAAGTAACGGAGATAATGATTATGTATTCTTACGATTGGCGAGTTCCTGCTTCGCAACGTGATTACAACACTTCAAGACCATTTTGTCAAAAGCTAATGGACTTAAGTTTAACAAGGTTTTGGTCAAGGCAGGACATTGAGAATATCAGCAAAAGGGTTGGTTATTCAGTTTGGGATAGATGCGGTGGATGGTGGACAATGCCGAACGGCGAACATAGTTACCAATGTAGGCACGAATGGAAAACTAATTTAGTAACAAGAAAGAAAAGATAATTTAGTCCAATGAGCAAAAATATTTTATTTCTAACTGAACAAACTTTCAAGGAAAGAACAGGTGCTTCCAATGCTATTGACGGAAAGCAATTATTCCCTATGATTAAGGTCGCAGGAGATATGTATATTCAACCTGTGTTAGGTTCTACACTTTACAAAAGATTACAAGAAGGGGTTGAAAATGATGATTTAAGTGTAGATGAAAAAGCATTGATAGATGACTATATTACCGATGCTTTGATTTGGTTTACTATGTCAATGCTTCCTATGTCAATGGGTTACCAATTATTCTCTAAAGGATTTTTGCAAAAGACAAGCGAAGAAAGTACACCACCAAGCCGTGCAGATTTAGAACTAATAGAGCAGAAATATAAATCAATGGCTGAATTTTACAATAGCAGATTAATTAGTTTCTTGCAGGAAAACTACACTTTGTATTCTGAATACATAAATGTTTCAATGGGATTAGATACTATTTTTCCTACAACGAAAGCGTACACTTGTCCTATTTATTTAGGTGGATTTGAACCTTGTGGAACGAAGTATATGAATAGTTCAAGTGGTTACGCTACTCCACAGGTTGTTTATCATACTGCAACTGCAGGACAAACACAATTTGAAGTTATGGCTTTGAGTGGTAATAGGGTAATATTTGCGAGTCGTTCAGGATTGGCAAAAACAATAACAACATTCCCTACTGCAGATACAGGATATCTTCAAATAGTTGGTGGGTTGGTTATATTACCTACAGGTGATTCAGCAATGGCAGGTGAATTATTTACTTTCTTATACACTTAATTTATGAGCAAAGGCTACAAAAAACAATACATAGACAAAGTAAAACAAAAGTTCAATGACCTACAAGCAGTTAGTAACGGAAATAACAAACCTGTTGGAAAGCCACGCAATGATTCACACAACAAAGTTTGCAAGTCCGATAGAATGGATAAATTGGGATAATCAACCTGTATTTCCTTTAGCATCATTTGCAATTAATTCAGGTTCTTACAATCCTGGAAAGCAACATTCTTTTGATATTCAATTTTGGTTTATTGATAAGTCAGGTTCTGAAGGCGAGTTTGAAACTGAAGTTGTAAACGATATGCATCAAATAGCAGGGGATATAATAAGTAAACTGCGAAATGGTGCTAATTCTTATATCATAGATGACAACATTCGTTACGATGTAATTAGCGAAAAGTTTGAAGATTATTTAAGTGGAGTTCAATTAACAATAACCTTAACAAGCACATCAAGTTTTGATGGGTGCGATATGCCTACCTTATGAGGAAATTAATTACAATTTTATTAGTTTGTTTTTGTCAAGTTAGTTTTGGTCAAGTTTACCAATTGATGCCACAATACGGATATTCAGCACCAAGATTTAATATTGATTCTACTTTAACGATTCCTACATTCAACGGAGTGCCTACACTTAAAAGTAACATAACAAGAAAGGGTGCTTTAGCCATTGATTCTACAAACGGAAGGTTTTATTTTTACAATCCAAAGACATTAGTTTGGGATACGATTAAAGGCGGTGGTGGTTCAACATCTGCAACAAAATTAGTAACAAGTGTTTACAATAACACAGGTAGCACAATTGCAAAAGGTTCAGTTGTTTACATTAGTGGTAGACATTCAAGCAATTTGCCTACTATAGCACTTGCACAAGGAAACAATGAAGAAAATTCCTACAAGACATTTGCTTTAGTTGAAAACGATATTCCTACAAGTAATGAAGGTGTAGTAATTCAAGCAGGTAAAATTGAAAACCTTAATCTACCTACTGCAAGTTTTACTGATGGGGATATAGTTTACTTAAGTCCTTCAGTACCTGGAGGTTTGACAATTACAAAACCTTTAGCACCTAATCACATTTGTAAGATAGGAAGTATAACAAGGGCACATCCAACCTTTGGTTCAATAGAAATAAAAATAGAAAACGGATGGCAGTTAGATGAATTAAGCGATGTTAAAATAGCTTTAGTTCCTGTTGATTCAACTATTTTACAATTCAGTAGGGTTGATTCTTTATGGCACGATGTAAGCATAAACAATGCAATAGGAAGTAAGTATTTAAAACCTTCAGATTCTACAATCTACCAAACTAAATTCGGAGTAGATACTGCAAGAACTAACACTTATAATGCCTTAAATACAAAGTTAAATTTGTCAGATTCTACAATCTATCAAACTAAATTTAGAAGTGATAGTGCAAGAACTAATACTTATTCTGCAATAGCAGCAAAATTTACACTACCTTCTTTAACAAGTGGTTCAGTTTTATTTTCAGATGGAACTACAATAGCACAAAAGAACTCTAATTTCTTTTGGGATAATACCAACAATAGATTAGGACTTGGGACAACTGCACCTGCTAACGCTTTTGATGTAGTAAGAGGTACGGCAGGAACAATGGGTAGAGGAACTTTTGAAAGCGGTTCTTTTTCTTTTAATGGAGATGCTAAAGTAGGGGTTTATACTTCTTCAGCAACTTCAACTGATGGTGCAGGAATAGCATTTGCACAAACTAACTTACAGGCTAATAGCCGTTATCCTGGCTTTGAATTACAATATGTTTATTCAAGCACGGTGGCTAACAATGCAATGCGTTTTAATTATACTGAAAGAAGTTCTGCAGGTGTAGTTCAAAACTACGCAGCTAATATATTTCAAGCATATGCAAACGGAACTATAATAATAAATCCTACAACTTTAAACGTAACTGCAACTGCAAAATTATTAGTAGGAACATCAACGAGTTCTACTCATATGTTGGATGTTAACGGAACTGCAAGGGTTAACCAAATATTTTTAAGAACATTAAATACTGCACCTGCTTCTGCTTCAGCAACAGGCACAACAGGTGAAATAAGAATAGACGCAAACTTTATTTATGTCTGCACGGCAACTAATACTTGGAAACGTGTAGCAATAGCAACTTGGTAAATTATAAATTATGATACCTATACAACCATTAACAATACCAACACAAGGCACGGCAATAGGCTTAATTCTTAAATGCTTTGATTTAGATATGACTGCAACAACTGCAACATTCTATTATGAATTAGTTGGTGCTTCAGATTACAACACACCACAAAGAGTTTTTACTTCAGGGAATATTTCAATGACTGAAGCAGAATATTCTAATTGGGGTGCTGATAATAACTATTGCATAGAATGGGCAGCTAATAAACTTGGATTAACTTTATTATAATGAAACATTTTGAATTATTAGGAGTTTGGCTTTTATCAATAGCCACATTTTTAACTTCATCTGAAGTAATAGGATTCTTTGCTATTACAGCAAGTATAACTACAATCGTAGGCAATATGCCTGGAGTAATTAAATTTTTCAACAAATACATAAAAAAATGAAAAGTACAAAAACGACAATCTTCGGATTGATTCTTGCAACATTGGTAGCAGTTCAACCTATCGTTGAAGGAACAGGTTACCACTTTGACGGCAACACAATAACCAAAATTTTGTTTGCTGCTTCTTTGGCTGCTTTTGGATATTTGGCGAAGGACTATGACGCTACAGGAAAGCCATAAAAAAAGGAGTCAGTAAAAACCGACTCCGTTCCACAAGTAAAAGTCCCAAATTGTTATCCCTTCAAAAATAACATTTTATGCTGAAATATTTATTGTTTCTATCAATTTTTTTTACAGGTTGTTATTCAGAGAAAAAAGCATCTAAACAATTAAATAAAGTAAGCATTGAATATCCTGTTTTAGTATCGCAAAAATGCGGTGAATTATTCAAACCTATTGTTACTAAAGACACCCAAATAGTAACGGAATACATAAATAGAATAGATACCTTTTTAAGTAATAGTACTGAAACAATTATAGTTACTGATACTATAAAAAAAGATTGTTCTAAAAATGTCAAGCAATTAGTTATAAAATTGCAAAATGCTAACAGGTTTATTCAGATCCTTCAAAATGATTTGCGTAAGAATCCACCTTACATTATTAAAAATATTATTGACACTTCAAAGGTTTTTTCTTTAACAAAGGAAAGGGATAATGCTTTAAGGGATAAAGAAGATTACCGGACAAGAACGGAAGTAATGAATAAAGTTTGCATTTGGTTACTAATTATTATAATCGTTTTAATTTCTTACATCTACGCAAATGAAACCAAGTCAAAATTGTATAAATCTAATTAAGAGGTTTGAAGGTTGTAGGCTAAAGGCTTATAAATGTCCTGCAGGATTATGGACTATTGGATATGGTAACACACAATGGCAGGACGGACAATCAGTAAAAGAAGGTCAGGAAATAAGTTTATACAAAGCAGAATCCCTTCTTACTTTCTACGTTGAAAAGTTTGCTTCGCAGGTCAAAGTAAAGGTGAATCAAAATCAGTTTGATGCTTTAGTTTCATTTGCTTATAACGTAGGTGTTGGAGCATTCAATAGAAGCACGTTAAAGAAGATGGTTATTGATAATCCCGGTAATGCTTTGATTCGTGCAGAACTAATGAAATGGGTAGCAAAGGGAAGTCCCTACGAAAAAGGTTTAACAAATAGAAGAAAGGCTGAAGCCGATTTATATTTTAAGGCATGAACAAGACGGAACTTTTAAAGGATTATCGCAGAAACAATATGGATATGCCTACAAGGAAACTTTCAAGGATTATCTATAATGACAACCCTTTACTATTTAAGGATCCTGAAGACATAAGAAAAAGGTTAATGAACTTTGAAAATCCGAATCAAAAAGAACACTTTGATAGTGAATTTAAAAAAGATAAAATGCGACCACATAACCCTTACCAACTTCCTGAATCTTCAGAAACAATCTACGAACCTTACATCATTAAAGGGTTTAGTAAAGTAGGTATTCTTTCAGACATTCATTTACCTTACCACAATATCGGTGCTTTAACTTGTGCTATTGATTTCTTAAAGAAGGAAAAGATAGATGCTTTACTTTTAAATGGTGATACTATTGACTGCCATACGTTAAGCAGATTTATGAAAGACCCAAAGAAAAGGGATTTTAAATTTGAATTAGACACATTAAAGGCTTTTATTGATGTCATTAAGAAAGAACTTAATTGTAAAATATTTTTTAAGATAGGCAACCACGAAAATAGATATGAGCATTTTCTATATCAAAAGGCAGGGGAGTTAGTAGGGGTTGAAGAATTTCAGTTTTCAAATATCATTAAGGCACGTGCAGAAGGGATTGAAATAATTGAATCAAATAGGTATATGAAACTTAATGAACTTAACGGCATTCACGGACACGAATACATAGGTGGAATTTCTGCACCTGTAAACGTAGCAAGGGGACTTTATTTAAGAGGTAAAACATCAGCATTTCAAGGACATAACCATTCCACAAGCGAACATTCAGAAACTGATATGAATGGAAAGATAACAACTACCTGGAGCATCGGATGCCTTTGTGAATTGCATCCTGAATATATGCCATTGAATAAATGGAATTGGGGTTGTGCAGTTGTCTATTTAGATAACAACGGAACCGATTATGAGTTTTTCAATAAGCGAATCTTTAAAGGGAAAATCCTATGAGTGAAGAAAAAGAACCAACACCTGAAGAAATTAAGGAATTGGAAGAAAGTTTTGAATTTGAATATACCACACGGATGGACTATGTAAGTTGTGCTTACTATTCAATTTCTGCAGTAGAAGGAATTGATTTACTTTTGCTCACAAAGGATGAAGCACGGAAGATTAAGAAGATAATAAAGAAGTCAATAAGGATAATAGAATCGTGTATAAATGAGATGCACGATGAATTGTTTGAGGATGAAGAAGATAATTAGGTTTTTATAGGTTTCTTGTTTTATAGGATTTGGTTTTTAGGATTTGTTTTTTAGATTGCGAGGGATGTTTCTACATCCCTTTTTTAGTTATACATATATATTTATTTATTTAATAACTATTGATTCTATTGAGTTTCAGCGTATCGGAAAAAAAACTTTAAAAAAAAGTTCAAAATAATTTTGTTTTGTAATCCTAAAATATATATCTTTGATTTATCAAACAAAAACAAATAACCTAAAAACTAAAAACAATGACAACTTTACCAACTTTCAAAACAACAAGAGAAGCACATTTGGAAATGATGTTAGTAGATAATACAAATGTATTTTCATATGCTTTAAGATTGATGAAATCATTAAAAGAAAAAACATTGACTGAAAAGCAATACTTATGGATTGCTTATGAATTTGAAATGCATTGCAAAACAGAAAAAATAAAAACATACTGCGAAACAATGAAAATTGATTTATTCAATTAATCAAACAGGGGTGCAGCATCCTATCAACTGCATAAATCTAAAAACAAAACAAATGAAAAAAAGAACAACACTTGCAATCATTATTATTGCTAACCTTATCTTCGCTTACATTATCTTTCAATTTCGTAACTTCTAAATCTAAAAACAATGACTGAAAAAAACGCCTACGAACTATTACTTGATTCAATCAGTAATTCAACTGCAACAACACAAGAGAAAGTAAATATCTTTCAGGCTTTAATCAACTACATAGAATATAAATATCAGCAAACCATAAACATAAACAAATGATACTAACATTCTTTATTTATTGGGTAATCGTAATAACCACATTGTTAATCCTTCATAAAAGATTAGATGCCAAATTTAAAAAGGAACTTGAAGAAGAAGAAATTCAGTAAATTAGTAGAACTATTAACAACAAAATCAGTAAAAACAAAACCACTAAAACAATGCAACAATCCAACACCATCAGCGAATTAGCAAAAGCACTTGTTCTTTTTCACGTCAAAGTTGACGTCATTAAAAAAGATGCAAAGAATCCATTTTTCAAATCTACCTACGCTTCACTTCCTAACATCCTGGAAGGTATCAATGAACCTTTGATTGAATGCGGTTTGTCAGTTTCTCAATTCCCTACAGGCGAGAATGGTTTAACTTCTATTCTATTACACGAATCAGGTGAATTTATTTCTGCAGAATATCAAATGCGACCTGTAAAGGATGACCCACAAGGTAGGGGTTCTTGTATAACCTATCAAAGAAGATACGCTTTAGCTTCTATTCTTGGTCTTAATATTGATGAAGACGACGACGGAAACACGGCTACCTATGGGGGTAAGAACCCACAAGAAGCAGAAGACAATTCAAAGCAATGGTTGAATAAAGGAACTGACCTATTCAACAAAGCAAAAGCAAAACTTGCTACAGGGGAAACAACAATGGCTAAAATAAAAGCAGCATTCAAGGTATCTAAAGAAGTAGAAAC